AGCGTTGCGCGGCGATCATTGCCGCGTGCGGCAGCTACACGGAGGTGTCGCCGTCGGGCACCGGGGTGCATGTGTTTGCGCTGCGGGAGCACGTCGAGGGCCTGCGCAGCTTTAAATCCAACGCGGTGGGCGTCGAGGTGTTTGTGGGGGCGCAGTTTTTTACCTTCACCGGCGCTGCCTATCCCGGCACCCCGTTTGAGCTGCGCCCGCTGGCCGATGAAACCCTTGGCCGGCTTCGCGCCACGGTGGAGGCCGCCCGCGGCCGACCCCAAGCCTCGGCGCCGCAGGCGCCCTCGAATACCCCTTCCTCGCCGGGCGAAAGCCCGGCCTCGAATCAGCCTTCCCCCCGCGGTTCCACCCCCGCGCCCGCGCAGCCTTCAAGGGGGGTGGGCACCGGGCGAAGCCTCGCGCAGGAGCTGGCGACGGCCGAAGAGGCCGTCGGGCACCTGGCGCCGGATGAGTACCAGACCTGGATCAACGTGGGCCTGGCCTTGCATTCGACCTTCGGCGGCGGCCCGGCGGCCTTTGCGGTGTGGGACGCCTGGAGCGCCCGCTCTCCCAAGTATGCCGGAGCGGACGACACCTGGCGCCGCTGGGCGTCCATGAAGCCGTCGGCTATCACCATGGGCACGGTCTTCCAGCTAGCCGAGGATGCGGGCTGGAAGTCGCCCTGGGCCAAGGCCCGCGAACGCAAGCGCCCGCCCATCGCCCGCTCCACGCTGGATTTTCCGGACGCTCCCCCGGCCTCCGCTCCCTCTTCGCGCCTTGAACCCGCCCCCGCGGGAGCTGATAAGGGGGGGGGAGCTGTTTTGCAGGCGCCGGGCGGGGATTTTGGAGGTGTCGAAAGTGCTTCCTACCCATTAAATGCTCCCGCGGGGGGAAGCGGTGGGCTGCCGGCGGCGGATGCAGACGATGTGGGGCCGATGCCTGAGCATGATCCATACCACGCCTGGGAAACCCGGGTCATCTCGAAGGGCAAGTACATCAGCGATTGTCTGGCCAATGCTGAGTTGTTTTTGTCGTGCATGCCGGACTGGCGCGGGGTGCTGGCGTACGACGAGTTTGCCGAGCGGGTGGTGTTTCGCCGCCGCCCGCCGTTCATGCGTACCGGGCCTGAAACCGGGGAGTGGAGCGACTACCTCGACACCATGGCAGCGATCTGGCTGCAGCGGGTGCATGAGACGGAGTTCTCGCCGAATAAGGTGGGTCAGGCCGTCGAGGTAGTGGCGCGGGCCAACCGATTCCACCCGGTGCGAGAGGCCCTTGAGGCGCTGCCGCCGTGGGACGGTATCGAGCGGCTGGACATGTGGGCGATCGACTTTCTGGGCGTGCAAGACACGCAATACACCCGGCTGGTATCGCGGTGGTCTCTGATGGCGATCGTCAAGCGGGTGCTATTCCCCGGCTGCAAGCATGACTACTGCATCGTGCTCGAAGGGCCCCAGGGCGACGGGAAAAGCGCGGTCGCGCGGACCTTCGGCTGGCATTGGTTCGGCGATACCGACCTGGACCTGAACAATAAAGACTCATTGCTCGGGCTGCCGGGCCACCTGGTCTATGAGATCGCCGAGCTGGGGTCGCTGATGAAAGCTGAGGAGCGCAAGCAAAAGAGCTTCCTCTCCCGGCAAGAGGATGAGTACCGGCCGCCGTTCGGAAAGCGACTCATCAAGGTTCCCCGTCAGTGCTCTTTCTGGGGCACGACAAACGAGTCCGAATACATGAAAGACCCGACCGGCGCGCGGCGGATGTGGCCCCTGCTGACCTGCGAGACCCGCGACGAGATCGACTTGGCGGGGCTGCAGATCGCCCATCCGATGTTGATGGCTGAGGCCTTGGCCCGGGTGAGGGTCGGTGAGCGAACGTGGCCGACGAAGGATGAACAGCGCGATCTCTTCGACCCTGAGCAGCGTAAGCGCGGGATGCCGGAGCCCTTCGACGAGATATTGGCCCGGTGGGTCGAAAAACAGTACGCAACATTCACGATGGCCGATGCCTGCATGGATGGGCTGGGCCTGACACCCGACAAGCTGACACCGGCCCTGGTTACCCGGGTAGGCATCGCCCTGCGGAAGATGGGCTGCGGCCGTGACGAAAACCGGGGTGCCAATGGTGCAGACCGCCGGCCGTACATACCGCCGCACCTGGTGGCGAGCTATCGGCGCGGTGCGGGTGCGCTGCCGGCCAGAGGGAGCGCGTTCGATGCATCGTTCTGACCGCTTCCCAACCTCTTCCCAACCTCTTCGAAAGGTTGGGAAGGATAAAAGCCTTTTCAATCAAGGTGCTTCCCAACCTTCCCAACCTTCCCAACCTTTTTCAGGCATCGCCTTACACGCGCGCGCTTGTGTGTGTGTAACAACAAAAAACGTTGGGAAGGTTGGGAAGGTTGGGAAGAGTGTTGATTCTGCAGGAGAAAAACACTCCCAACCTTTTACAGAGGTTGGGAAGAGGTTGGGAAAGGCGGTGTGCCGTGGCTGATCTAGTGCAAATGCGTCGCCTGTGGCCCCTGGTGGCCCGCCGGCTGGTCGATGAGGGGTGGTCTGAGGCGGATCTGCTCGAGGCCCGTGCGGCCCTGGCTGAGGCTGTGGCGGCGAAAGATGAGCCGGTGCTGGCTGCCTGGCTGGTGTGGCTGGAGGCGCACTTCTCGCGCCCCCCTCGCCGGTGTGGCACCTGCGCTGACTTCTTCCAGCCGTGCGGCACCAATGGTTTTTGTGGTGGCGGTCGTGGTGACTTGCCTTTTGCGTTCTCGGCTGGTCACCCGCTGCGGCGGCTACCGGACGATGGAGGTGTGTCTTGTGATTTGTGGAGGGTTGCGTGATGGCAAGGACTGATCCGGGTGGTGTGATGGCTGATTTGACGGAAACTTTTGTGCGCCGGATGCGCAACTGGGCTTTGGGCCGTTGTGGCTCGAGCATGGGTTTTGCGCAGGTGGATCTGGGTGGCGGTGGTGCAGGCACTGGATACCGCGAGGCATCCATGCCTGTGTTGAGTGGTGAGGCAAAGGACACCGACGATGCCCTGCACGCCCTGCCTATCCGGTACCGTCGCGCAGTCGAACTCTATTGGGCCTGGGAAAGCACCGAGCTGACTGTGCTGGCCCAGCGCTGCGGCGGTATCGACTACCGCACCTATGTGGCGCGTGTCAAAGAGGGGCACTCCCTCTTGCGTGATGAGCTGGCCCGACGTGCTCACGAGTGGCGTGAGTGTCGTGCGGCAAGAGCCTTGGCCGCACAGTCGTGCAGATAGGTTTTGCTTCGGTGTTGTTGACGCACCCGTTTTTGTAGGAGTAGAGTGCCGGACTTAGTAGGAGTACAACTCCGTCCAAAGCCCGCTGACCAACGTCTGCGGGCTTTTTCTTTGGGATTCCAGAATGCCAGTCGTTGCCCCCAAACCTTGCAAGCACGCGGGTTGTGGGGCGCTCGTGCGTCACGAGTCTGGCTACTGCGACACCCATCGCACCTTTGCCAAGTCCGGCAAGTTCGCCGACCCCTGGCGCGGCTCCCGTCAATCACGCGGCTACGGTGCCGGCTGGGAAAAGCTGCGTCAGCTGACCTTTGCCCGCGACAACGGACTGTGCCAGGAGTGCCAGCGGATGGGCATCATCCACGCCCCCGCCGGCCCCGACCGCATCTGCGACCACATCGTCCCCAAGTTCGAAGGCGGTACCGACGCCCTCTCCAACCTGCAGACCCTGTGCCGTCCGTGCTCCGACCGCAAGACCGCCGACGAAGCCCGCCGCGCCCGCTTCGTCCGCCCGGGGGAGGGGGGGTCAAAAGTCCAGCCCCCCCACCCCCCAGGACCGGCAGGTTCCCCAAATTTTTACGGGCGCAGGTTTTAGGATTTTTTTTATTCCATGGGTGCGCGCGGTCCAAAACCTCAATCCAACGTTATCAAGCTTCTCCGGGGGAATCCTGGGCGTCGCACGCTTGATTTGTCGGATGGCGTACAGCCCGAAGTCGCCGTCCCGTCGATTCCGGCGCATCTGTCGAAGGAGGCCCGGAAAGAATGGCGCCGGATTACTGCCGAGTTGCTCGACTTGGGCCTGATCAGTCGTCTCGATCGTGCGGCGCTTGCGATCTACTGCCAGGCCTGGGCCCGACTGGTGCAGGCCGAACAAGCGCTGGAGGCTCGCCGGAAGCAGGCCGAAGAGGCGGGTGCTAATGAATTCGACGCCTGCTACATCCAGCTGACGCCCACCGGCTTTCAGCGCGAGTCCGTCCTGCTGCGCATCATTGGCAAGCTCCAGCAAGATTGCGACCGTTACCTGGCCAGCTTCGGCATGTCGCCGTCGAGTCGCTCCCGCGTCAAGCCGTCCGAAAACCGTCAAGCCGCGCTTGATCTTGGTGATGACGCCTGGGGTGCCTTGTGAGCCCCGTTCCCATGAGCGCCACCCACTTTGCAGACATCGCCACCGAATACGCCCGCGATGTCGTCGCAGGCAAGGTGCCGGCTTGCAAGTGGCACCGCCTCGCCTGCCAGCGGCACCTCGACGACCTCTCCCGCGCGGAAATGGGCGGATGGGCTTACACCTGGAACCCCGAACTTACCGACCACGAAGGCAAGCTCTACCGCCCGGCCGAGCGAATTTGCAAGTTTGCCCAGCTCATGCCCCACATCAAGGGCGACTGGGCAGCCCGCCGGCAGCGCATCACCCTGGAGTCATCGCAGGTCTTTGTGCTCGCCTCGATCTTCGGCTGGATCAACGGGGCCACCGGGAAACGCCGCTTCCGTGTTGCCGACCTCTTCGTACCCCGCAAAAACGCCAAAAGCACACTGGCGTCCGTCATCGGCAACTACATGCTTGCCGCCGATGGTGAATTTGGCGCCGAAGTCTATTCCGGCGCCACCTCGCAAGACCAAGCGCTGGAAGTGTTCCGCCCTGCACTCCTCATGGCCCGCGCCACGCCCGGGTTTTTGACCCGCTACGGCGTCACGCCCAATGCCAGCAACCTATCCGTCGTCTCCAACAACAGCAAATTCGAACCGATCATCGGTAAGCCCGGCGACGGCGCAAGCCCCTCATGCGCCATCGTTGACGAGTACCACGAGCACAAAACGCCCGACCTCTACGACACAATGGTCACCGGCATGGGTGCCCGCTCCCAGCCCCTCATGCTGGTCATCACCACCGCCGGTTCCGACATTTCCGGCCCGTGCTACCAGCACCAGGTTGAACTTCAGAAGATCCTCGAAGGTGTCGTCGAAAACGACCAGCGCTTCGGCATCATCTTCGGCGTGGACGAAGACGACGACTGGACCACCGAAGACGCGCTCATCAAGGCCAACCCTAACTTCGGCATCTCCATCGACCCCGACTTCCTGCGCACCCAGCAGCGCGACGCCATTGCCGACCCGCGCAAGCAAAACGTCTTCAAGACAAAGCACCTCAACATCTGGGTCGGCGCGGCCAGCCCCTGGCTCAACCTCTACAACCTGCAGCGCGGTGGAGACCCCACGCTCACACTCGAGAAGTTCCGTGGCCAGCGCTGCATCGTCGGCCTAGACCTTGCCAGCAAGGCCGACATTGCCAACTGCACCTTCCTCTTCCGCACCCCGGGCGACGACGGCCCCGACTCCGATCACTACACCGCCATCAGCCGCAACTACGTGCCCGAAGCGGCCGTAATGAAGCCCGAAAACGCCCACTACCAAGCCTGGGTCAATGCCGGCCACCTCATTCAAACGCCCGGCAACATGATCAGCCTCAGCCAGATCGAAGAAGACATTCAAGCCGCCGCCAATGAACACGGCCTCAGCATCGCCGAAATCGCCAAAGACCCCTATGGCGGCCAGCAGCTCGGCGCCAACCTCGCCGAACAAGGCTTCGAAGTCGTCGATATCCCCCAGCAAGTGCGCTACCTCAGCGAGCCCATGAAAGAAATCGCCGGACTCGTCGATGCCGAACGCTTCCACCACGACGGCAACCCCGCTTACGTCTGGATGATGTCCAACGTCGATATCAAGCCCGACCGCAACGAAAACATCTTTCCCCGCAAGCTGCGCGCCTCCAACAAGATCGACGCCGCCATCGGCACCATCGTGGCCATGAGCCGCTCCATGGTCATCGCCCCTGAACCCGCCAAGTCCTTCTGGGAATAGCCCTGTGAAATTCATCGACCGCATCCTCGGCCGCAAATCAGCCGAGGGGCCCAGCTACGACCAGATCGCCGACATGATCGACGGCCGCGGCGGTGCCCAGGTGGCTGGCGTCACCGTCAATGACCGCACCGCCCTCAAGGTCTCCACCGTCCTCGCCTGCGTCAAAGTCATTGCCGACGGCTGCGCAACCCCAGCCCTCAACGTCTTCCGCCAGAAACCCGACGGAACCCGCGAGCGCGCCCTCAACATTCCTGAATTCCGCCTCCTTAACCGCCGGCCGAACGAATGGCAAACCAGTTTCGAGTGGCGCCAACTCATGACTGCCCATGCTGTCCTGACCGGCTCCGCCCTCTCCATCAAAGTCAAGGGCGCTAACGGTCGCGTGCGTGAGCTTATCCCCGTCGAGCCCGGCCGCTGGGACATGCGCAAGGTCAGCCGCTATGAAGTCCGCTACCGCTGCTACGACGAATTTGGCCTCATCGGCGATTTCGGCCCCGATGAAGTCTTCGTCCTTCACGGCCTGCAGATCAACTACGCCGAAGCTCACGATGTCATCAAGCTCGCCCGCTCAGCTATCGGCCTGGCCATCGCAACCGAGCGCAGCCAGGAAGCCATGCACAAAAATGGCCTCCGCCCATCCGGGCTCTACACCGTCGAAGGCAACCTCAGCGAAGAACAGCACGACCGCCTGACCAAGTGGATCAGCTCCCGACTCAGCGGCCCCAACAAAGCCGGCCTGCCCTTCGTCCTCGACCGCTCCGCCAAGTGGGTCAGCACCGCCATGACTGGCGTCGACGCCCAGCACATCGAAACCCGCCGCCTCCAGATCGAAGAAATCTGCCGCATCTTTGGCGTGTTTCCCATCATGGTCGGCCACGCCGACAAAACCGCCACCTTTGCCAGCTCCGAAGCCTTCTTTGCTGCCCACCTCATCCACACCCTTGCCCCCTGGCACCAAGCCTGGCTTCAACGCCTTGACGAAACCCTCCTCGACGGCGCCGGCCCGCTCTTCTGCGAATTCGACACCCGCTACCTTCGCGCCGGCTCCATGAAAGACCGCGCCGTATGGGCCCGCACCATGCGCGAAATGGGTATCTACACCGGCAACGAACTCCGCGAAGAGGAGGGCAAAGACCCGCTCCCCGGCCTCGATGTA